GCTGCAAGCGCAGTCCTCACACGCGAACAGGGTAGAGATCATCAAGTACTACGGGGATGTTGTCCTGTGAAGGACTGGTTTGATGTGTGGTTCCCTTGGTTGTTCATCCTTGGGTTCCCCATCATAGGGATCATCGTGGCACTGATTTTGGGGTGAAGACATGCCGAACGAACGTGACGTAAAGATGCGCGCCGCTATGGATAACAAAATGTTTCAATGCAGCGTTTCTGGTAAGCCTTGCAAGTGCGAGTCTGGCAACGGGTGTAGTACTCGTAGTCGGTCGCAAGATGATGCGGATTGGATTACGTACGCTCGCACGGCGTTGATCCAACTGGAGGCCCCCATCTGGGCACTCACGAAGGCTGAGGCGAGCCTGAAGTACACCAGGCCCTTCCCGGGCCCTGAGATTCGCGGGGTGTTGAGTGTGCTCGAGGAAGTTCAGTCAACCCTGAACAGCATCGCACAGAGGCGGAAAGTCTGATGGCCCCACCGAAGATACATGGGCACGCCGGCAACGCCAGCATCAAACGGTCTCGTGAGTATGGAACATGGGCGAATATGCACTACCGCTGCCGCAATCCAAACGCCCAAAAGTACGCTCTATACGGGGGACGCGGGGTCAAGGTGTGCCCGCGGTGGGATAGCTTTCTGAACTTCTTGGAAGACATGGGGGAAAAGCCTGTTGGTATGAGCATCGATAGGATTGATCCAGATGGAGACTACGAACCCAGCAACTGCCGTTGGGCCGATAGCTACACGCAAAACAGAAACAGGAGGATGTGTGGTCGAGCGTGAAATATTCGATGGGAAAGCCTCCATCGCGGAGGCTGTGCACACCTTCTACTTGGATCGTGAAGGTCAGCCGGAACTCATCCCCACAGGATTCCCTGTGCTGGATAGAGAAGTGGGGGGGCTTGGCCCCGGCTCTGTGGGCATTCTGGCTGCCGCCACTGGCGTAGGAAAGTCCAGCGCTGTGCTTTCCGCCATGCTTAGCTCCACGATCAAGATGGGGTGTGTCTCCCTGGAGGATGGCCCGGATGTGGTGGGTAGCCGCCTACTCGCGGCCATCTCTGGAATCAATAGCATGAAGATCAGGCGGAAGGATCTTACACCGCTCGAGTTGAAGCGGATCAAAGAGGCAGCGAACACCTCAAGCCTGCAGCATCTTCTCTTTTCGTATCCGATTGCAGGTGGCTTAGATCGTGTGCTTGTGTCTATTGACGCCCTGTGTAAGGAAGGATGCAGGCTAATCTACTGCGATTATCTGCAGAAGGTTCGTGGGCATGGGAATGGGGACAGGCGCAACGAGGTGAGTGAGACACTCACGCGCTGTCAGGAAGTCACTGCCAAACATGGGGCTGCACTCATGGCGGTGAGTCAGTTCAGACGTCTCAGGACCGATGAGGTTCCTGGTATCCATCACCTGAAAGAGTCGGGTGATCTGGAGAATGAAGCGAGGATCATCATCCTCGCACACAAGCAAGAGAGTCCGGACGTGGGCGCAAGGGTGCGTTTCCGCTTAGCAAAATCGACTTACGGAGGTGAGTATGTCAGGTGGGACATGCTACGCGATCCGTCGGGAACGCTTCGTCCGGCGCTGTTCTATACTCCCGCGGAGGGTTTTTGATTATGGGTGGAAAACGATCAAGGGACAAGGGTGCCCGCTTCGAACGCTTCCTCGAGAATGCACTGAAGGTGTGCTTTCCCGATGCGCGTCGGATGGGGCCCTCTCAAGCGAGGGATCCCAAGTACTGCGACGTGGAGGGTACGCCCTTCCGCATCGAAGCAAAGCACTGGGCCCTCTTCACTTACAAGCATATCCACGAAGCACTCGAGCAGGCGGAAAGCAACGGTAGGGACGTGGGGGATACTCGCGTGCCTCTTGCCATCACAAAGCGTGATCGCGAAGAGCCGCTTGTTCACCTGACGCTCCGGCGCTTCCTCCAGCTTGTGGAGAAACACTTCTGGCGTCCGATGGATCCTGAGGATGTGGTGCTCATCGATTACAATCTCGTGGACGAAACGGGGGAGGACGAATGAGCCCCGTCAAGATCGTGGTGATCGGGGACACCCACGCACACCCCGACTTCGACAACAAGCGCTTCGACGCCATCGGGGAGTTCGCTGCTGAAGAACTCTCGAGCGTGGAGAATGGTGTCCTCGTGCAGATAGGTGACTTCGCGGACGTGACCGGATTCAACACGCACGGGAAGAAGATCGAGATGGAGGGGGTCAGGTGGAAGGCGGACTGTGAGGTAACTCAGGACGCGCTCTACCGCTTGATGGCTCCCTTCTACAGGCGCAAGCGCAAGTTGCCCATGCGGATCGTGACGGGTGGGAACCACGAGCAGCGCGTGGAAAAGTTCGTGGCCGACCATCCGAACCTGCAGGGGGCCATCGGAATAGAGGACCTCGGCTTCGCACGCCACGGCTTCACCTACCACCCCTACGGGCAGATGGTGAACATCGAGGGCGTGAACTTCGTGCACAACCTGTCTGCGCAATCGTCCCAGGTTCCCGCGATCGACTCCCCCACGAACGGCGTACGCTCCATCGGTATGAGCACGGTGGTGGGGCACTCACACAGCGCGAAGTACGTGCCCATCTATTTCCGGGATCGCACGCTCCATGGCTTGGACGTGGGGTGCGCCATCCATCGCGAGATGGGGTTTAGTGAGGGGTGGTCACACGGGACGGCACACAAGTACCGCCGCTGCGTGTGGGTCCTCGATAACGTGAAGAATGGTGATTTCGATTATCGGCACATTCGACTGGAGACGTTGGGAGTATGATCTACGAACACAAGTGCAGAAGCTGTGACTTCGAGTGGCTCGAGGAATACAGCCTCGAAGTGTACGATGCCATGAAGGCGGGGAACCTTACCCTATCCTGCCCCAAATGCGAGGGGTACGATACCTACCGATGCGTTGGGCGCGTGCCCGTGCACTTCCTTGGTGGTGGCTGGTCCCCCCAGGGGTACTACAACTATGAGGCGTACGATCAGCTGAAGCGTGAGGGGAAGAAGGTCACTCTGTACGATCGCAAGGAGGACCTCGAGCGGGAACTGAAGGGGGAGAGGAGGGAGGCCACCCTGAAGCGCCTGAAGCGGGAGAACGAACTCGCGAAGAGCATCATTGGCCCCGACGCCGCCATCACCGAGAGGGAAGCGGACCGAAGGATCAAGAAAGAAGTGGACAAGGTGAAGGCATGACCTGCTGCATTGGCATTCGCTGTTGTGATGGTGTCCTCCTCGCGAGTGATAGCCTCGTGAGTGGGAACAACAAGATGCGCCTGCCCGACATCAAGGGCTTCGTGGCGGGTACGCTGGATATCCTCTACGCGGGGGACCTTGCATACGTACAGCGGCTCCAGCAACGCCTTGGTAACATGGAGCATGTCAACGAACTACAGGAGGCTATATGGGCCTTCCCGCCTGAGCCCAACGACGAAGCGGAGTTCCTCGTTGTGGATCACGATTGGGGCATGTTCGTGGTGGACAAGCATGGGGCTGCGGTGCCCTGCACGGACTTTGGTGTGGTGGGCTCTGAGTTTGGTTGGGCCTGCATGCACATGGTCGAAGCTCGAGAAGACAGGACGATGAAACAGGCGAAGCGCATCGCGGCGAAGGTGCTGCGTGCGGTGGCGAAGTGTGATGATAGCGTAGAGGAACCTTTCCGCTACAAGGAGCTTGCGTGGTGACACCTGAAGAACGAATAGCTGCTGCCCTTGATCTCTGTGAGCGTGTGGACTTCAATGACAAGGCCCCCTACCTCGCCAACTGGATTGTCCAAGCGCTTGCGGGCGAGTGTAAAGAGTGCGGGGGTACCTACCTCACTGGGCACCAGGGGCTTTGCACGACGCCCGAGGCGAAGTTTGATTGGTTCCGTACCCGAAAGATGGCGGCTAGGAAAAGATGACTGTGGAACGACTCGTAATCAAGTTCAAGAACGGCAGCATTCTATACGTCGGCACTTCTCTCTGCGAGATAGACAAGTTGCGTGGAAGAAAGTTTCCGCCGGTAGAATGGATCGACCTCTGGGAAGAGGTCCTCGACCCGGCCTCGAAGGATTGGAAACCGTGACACAGTTCGACGTAGTGTTTTCCGCCCTCGTGATCCTGACCTTCATTGGACAGATCATCAACTACACGTGGTTCAGCTTCGAGAAGAAGAGGGACCTGCGCATGAGTGATGCGCACCGTTACCTGTTCATCACGGTGCTTGCTGGGTTCAGTGTGACGGAGAGCATGCTCGCGTACGCAAGCGGAAAGCCCATATTCGGGCTGTACGTGCTCTTGAACTTGTACGGGATCAAGAGTATCTGGAGGAAGCCATGACCTTGGGTATGTGGTTTTTGGTGGGATTGTTTCACGGTGGGTGCGCGGGAATACTTCTAGGACTTCTGATGTTCTGGATGGGGAAACCAAAACCATGACGTGGGGAGTGTGGATCTTGATCGGGATGTTCCTTGGGGGGCACGTGGGCGTGCTCCTGTGGATGCTATACATGGGATGGAAGAAGCCCTAGTCCACTGGGCTTTCGCATCTCCACGATAGCGTATTTGTGTCGCGGAAAGTACGACTTCTTCACTTGATTCGACTGATTGCCGCCAACGATCACGATGTAGTGCTTTTGTAGTTCCACGAGGAAGCCGACGTGATAGCCACCAGTGCTACCCGTGCGCTCATCCTTCCCGGCCTTGTGCTTGATCACAACCACCGCACCAGGCACCGGGAGTGAGGGCTCCCCCCACTTGATGTAGCTCGAGGCCAGTGCGTGGTCCGTGCCCTTGAAGCCCTCCTCAGCTAGGACGGCGGAAACGAACACGGCACACCATGCCGTTTCATCCCGACCCGTTGCCCACTTCTTCAGGTTCTTTCCGAACCGCTTCAACCACCCCAAGATTTCGGGATTGCTCTGCTCGCCCGGGACCTCCTTCGTCCCCAGGTGTGTG